TGATTGCAAAAAAATTAGCTGCATCTTCTAAGAGTGCATCAAAGAACCTTGTTGCCAATGCTAAGCTTGTTCTCAATGGCAATGACCGTTTTGCAGAGCGCAATGGTTCATACTTCAACCTTGTACAACCTTTCCAGCATCACGAAAATGTACCTGCAAACGCTGGTATCAATGTTTATTCATTTGCCTTGAAACCAGAAGAACATCAGCCATCTGGAACACTCAATATGTCTCGTATTGATACTGCTGTTCTTAACCTTACCATGAATGCTAATGGAGATTTTAGTGCCACATCCGGACATTCATTAAGTGTCTATGCAGTTAACTACAATGTCCTTCGTATTATGTCAGGTATGGGTGGTATTGCTTACAGCAACTAAAAATAATATAACTCATTTTTTTTCTCCTATTATAGTATAAAGAATATAACATAAATGGGTGGTGGTCTTCTTCAGCTTGTTGCTTATGGTGCTCAAGACATGTATTTAACTGGTAATCCACAGATTACTTTCTTCAAGGTGGTCTATCGTCGCCATACTAACTTTGCTATGGAAGCCATTGAACAATCATTCAATGGAAATAACAACTTCGGTTCTTCTGTCAGTGTTCTTATTACACGTAATGGTGATTTGATTAACAGAATATACTACAGTGCCAAGATTAAAAATGACAATGCTGTTTCAACTACTCCTACAACAGCTACAAATGGTGTTGCTCTTGTTCCATATTTTGGACAAAGATTGCTTAAGACCATTGAGCTTGAGATTGGTGGTCAAAGAATTGATAAACACTATTCTGAATGGCTTTATATCTGGAATGAATTGTCCTTATCTCCTGGAAAGAAGGACGGGTACAGATTAATGGTTGGAGGTGATGCTAAGAATCGATCCATTTTCTTGGGTCCTGGTGACAGTTATGAAATATATGTTCCTCTTGAATTCTGGTTCTGTCGTAATGTAGGACTGGCACTCCCATTAATTGCACTTCAATATCATGAGGTGAAGATTAACATTACTTATGCATCAGCTTCTGAAATGGTTGACACTGCTGCAACCAATTACTGTGATGCCATAGATGATGATGAATTATTCGCAGATAATAAAAGTACAAAATTATTAAGTAAGAATAATAATAACTTAGCTGGTGTTTCTACCAAGTTGCAACTTAATGATGTTGCTATGTGGGTAGATTATATCTTCCTTGACACTGATGAGCGCCGCAGATTTGCTCAGCTCTCACATGAATATCTCATTGAACAATTACAGTTCCCTGGTTCTGATACCATTACGAAGTCAGATAACGCAAATAGTACTAAGGGGGTACGTATGGTTTTCAATCATCCTTGTAAAGAACTTGTTTGGACTATACGCAGCACAGACTCTGGAACATACTGGAATAACTTCTCCGACAACAGTGCCAATGTCTATCCTATCTGTGAAAACCCTGTTCTAAAAGCAAGGATACAGCTTAATGGCAACGACCGTATAGCAGAACGTAATGGTAAATATTTCTCTGTTGTACAACCATATCAACACCACGAATGCACTCCTTCAATATATAACACTGGTATCAATGTTTATTCATTTGCTCTCAAACCAGAAGAGCATCAACCATCTGGAACACTCAATATGTCTCGTATTGACACTTCTGTTCTTTCAGTATCTTCATCTATTGCAGGAACTATTTCAGTTTATGCAGTAAACTACAATGTCCTCCGTATTCTTTCAGGTATGGGTGGTCTTGCTTACAGCAATTAAATATTTGCATTATTTTTATACTATTTTTTTGTAAACAAAATATGATACACTCTCGCGCAAGCCCCATGGTAATTCTTTCCATTGCTTTTCACCATTCATAAAATCCTTTAGAAAACATTTTTGCTCACCAGATAGTTCTGGTATATCGCTACCAATTATTGAAAACAGCTCTTGTAAAACATGTTCAGAATCTGAATTACGCCATTTGAATGTTCCCATAATTTGGTACAATCCTATCAGATATGGCTCAAACACATGTTCAAGTTTATTTGCATATACATATTGAATACTTGAAATAACATACAAAAAACTGTCTACAGACAATGCATTTGTAGGACTCATGATATTGTCATTTTCGGTTATATGCATTATACATTCAATGGGAAATCCCGTATTCCAACCACATCCGCATGCCAATAAAACTGTATTATAGTCTTTATACGACATAAGACACATATGTTGGTACAAACCATGATGAATTTCATTTTCATCAAGAAGATTGCAAAACTCTATTATAATATTCTTAGCATTTGTTTGCATATTATTTACATCTCCTAATACAAAAAGTTCTTTTGTATACACTATATCATCCATTATTTTGCTGGATTCATAAAGAGGATCATAACAAGTTATTTTGCATTTATCTTTATTAAATAAACTTAATAAAATGCACATATCTTCGTGATTTGCTTGCATGTCATTTCCATAAGCACCTATCACAATAATATTATAATTCATAAAAATAGGAATTAGTATATTTTTATATATATCTGTGTACACTATATGAATAATTTGATTCTGAAAGAAATATATAGAGCTATATTATTTTCCAAATTATCCTGTAATAATCCATCTGATATCAATAATCTTGATGATAGTTTTGCAAGTATACAAAAAATTATAGTAAACAACAATATGCATTTTATTGAAAATAATGATTTGAAATGTTATATGTTCAAATACAACAATACAATTTTTATAACAATACATTTGGTCACACAATATGAAAAAGAGTTGATAAAATTTAAAGATAATATTTACATTAATCATGGCATTTTTACACAATATCAAGAATTAAAAGACAAACTGTTTCAAAATATCATGGATTATGACAAAACAAAAAATATAAAAAAAATTTATGTATGTGGATACAAACTCGGAGGGTCTCTGGCTACAGTTGTTGCAGCAATTTTGGCTGAAAAATTCAAGCACATGTATTTAGTATCATGTTTTTCATTTGGAGCACTTAAAGTAGGGAACAAGCATTTTAGAGACTACTTCAACAAAAATATAACATGCAATTATAGAATTTTGATTGCAGAGGACACTCACTGGTCAAATAATTGGAAACGTTACACACATGTTTCGAATCACTTGCAATTGGAAAACGACAATATAACAGAGATTGATGAATGTTCTGAGACAAATTGCAAAAAAATTATTAAGTTGTTTTTTGGAAACACTGAAATGCCAAATAGTAATATAACAATACAAACATATTTGGACAAATTAAATAGTATTATATCTGCTTATAACGTTAATACTAATAATATAAGAAATGTGTTGCCATCATTGTGTATTGCTAAAAAAGACGAGAATGAGTCTACGACTTCATCGTTATCTAATAAATCATTATACCCTCCATCTGGACCAAGTACATCAAGTAAAGGTAATTCACCCATATCTGAAGATTTATCCCAATTAATCATAAAAAAAATAGAGCATGTTGACGAAATGTTGATGAAAATATTGAATAAGCAAAGAAATCAGTGTAATCAAAATATGCAACTAAATGATATTGTATTGAAGTTGTAATGCTAATAATAGAACTTTCTCTTTATAATTATTTCTTTATTATGTTTTGCATAGTGAGATTTTATGTTTTCTAATACTTCTTGAATAAGTTGGTTATAATGTTTATAATCATTGTGATATGTATATTTTATTTTAATGGATGATTCTTGATTTTCTATATACTCTAAAGCCTGGGTTATATCAATATAAGATGATGATAAGGATGACGGTGTTTGAATATCAAGTTGAATACATTCATTTTTAAACATATATATGACCCAGTCATTATCATTTGTGTTATAAATTTTACACCTTTTAACATTTAAAACACCGACTATATAGCGAAAAAAATATTAAAAAGGGTAAAAATTTGGTTAGTACATAGCGTGGACTATGTATGAATTCTACTGAATGCTTCTGGTCTTCTTCCTGTTTCAAAAATATGCTTTACTATATATAGCATATTTTGGACTGCATTCTTATCTCTGTTATGAATTATCTCGCATTCATGCTTATCCTCTTTATGAGAAAGTAATCCATTAACAAGTATTTTTTTTTCAATTTTTTTGTCTTTTGGTTTATTACTTAACCTTGTCATAAATTGTTCTATTTCCTTATGACAACAATTACAAAGTTTAGATGTTCTAAACTCATTTATCAAATAGGTCGTATAACCTGCATTTCTAAATAATCTTCTAAATCTTTTACAAATAACAGGTTCTATACCCTTCATATGATTATTGCTTTTATCAAAGTCTCCCATTACACATATTGTATTTTCTGGATTTCCAATCTTTTTATTGAAGTTCTTTATCATTTTACTCTCACTCTTTTGAGTATTTATATACCTATTTAGTTTTAACTTTCTAAACAATTTATTTTCGTAATGTAAATACAATAAATTGTTTAATTTATTTTTTTGTGTTATATAATCTTTGAAACTATCATAGTTGCAGGTTTTCTTATTGTATTGACTTAATACTGTTTCCAACTCTTTTACATTATGTCCTTGAATAATAGTTTGTTTATTGAACTGGTCTAACATTTTATTATACTTCTTTATTCTTGTTTCAAGTCTTCTTTGATTTTGAGTGTATCTAAATGTTTGTAGATTATCATTTTCATCTTTGCTTCCGCAATAGATTAAATCACTATAATTAGGGTCAATACATACTATCTTCTTGCTTCGTAGTTCATCTGTTATAATTTCATCTTCTATATATTTAATGTTTTCTTCTGGTGATATTTTACAAGGATTATATTTCAAAGGTTGATTATCAGTATCTAATCTAATGAATAAGATACTTACTGCAACACCATCAGTCTTAATCATATAGTTAAAAGTATAATGTTTCTTTTTGAATATTTTGTCTTTCAAAATGAAGAACCTGTCCCATAATTTATATTGATTATCATTTTGCTTATAATTTTTGTAATGAGGAGTTGTGCTTTCTTCACCTAAAAAGTTTGAAATCAAACCACATGTATCAATACAAATGTGTTTTGGAACAATATTACTTCGTAATGGTAAGACATTAAACAACCTAATATTTTCATCATTCATACTTTCAAGTTGTTTGTTGATGTAAATATATCCTTTCAAATAATCTTGGGTATTAGAACATATATCATAATGGATACTATCTTTATCAAAAGTCTGTTTATCAGGTAAAACATATTTTCTTTGCTCTTTAATCCATGCATGGTATTTATTATCAGATTTGAACTCATTTGATAATGATAATAAATCATATTTTACTTTATTGAGTTCGTCAGTAATTGCTTTGTACTTTAGCTTTCTAATATCCTTATCTTTGTTTTGTCTTATTTCATCTTTAAGCTGTTGTAAGTTGAATGAAACATTTACAAAATTATGCAGATGGGTGATGAAGTGTTCTTTAATATTGGTATTAATGTTTGTCTCTATATCAATTGCTTCATATGCTAATATATATGATAATTTATCATAATATATGACATCATTGTCATATAGTGTTTGTTTATAATGTTCTTCATAAAACGCTTTCATTCTTTGCATTTCAGGACTGTATTTATCTTCTGACAAACCACCTCTTTTATCTTTTCTTTGTGTAATAATAATAAAGGTATTCGTAATAAACTTCTTATCAATAATTGGTAATTGCATATTATTATCAAATAGATGAATACAATATAGTTTTATAAATTGACAAGTATGTATGACAATTTTATTTGTTCTGATTACAAGGTCTTGAATGATAGGTAATATGTTTTCATCTCTCAAAACATTTAATAAATTTGTTTTAATGGTCTTCATATAGTCAAATGACTCAATATATTCATTAGATACATCCTTCTTTCTTTTCTTTTTAGACATATTCCTATAATAGTATAGAAATTTTTTCTTATATAGTTTTATGATTAAAAACGAAAAACTGATATAAAATATGCAAAACTTATATTATAACAATAGTGTAAATATATGACAGCAAAAGTCAAGTATAATAGAGAATTATTAGAGCAGGTATGTGAAAGAGATAATTGTATAATTGATTTTGATAATATTCAGAAATATAATAGAGATATAAGAATAGAGTTCGTATGCTGTTGTGGTAATAAATATGTAAAAAAATACTTTCAAATTTATAATTCTTCTGGAGGATATTGCAAAACTTGTACCCAATTAAAACAAATTGAAAAATCTAAACAAACATTTATCACAAAGTATGGTGTAGATAATCCATTAAAGAATGATATTATAAAAGCTAAAACAAAAGCTACAATGTTGGTAAAATATGGCGTAGAGCATAATTCTCAATTAGCAGAAATTAAGAAAAAGAAAGAATTAACCTGTTTAAAAAATTATGGTGTAAAAAATCCATCACAATCAGAATCAATACAAAATAAGAAAATAGTTACCTCATTAAATAATCATGGTGTTGAATATCCACAACAATCTGATATTATTAGAGCTAAAACTAAACAATCTTGTTTAGATAAATATGGGGTTGAAAATCCACAACAATCTGATATTATTAGAGCTAAAACTAAACAATCTTGTTTAGATAAATATGGTACAGAACATCAAATTCAAATTCAAGAAATAAAAGACAAAATAAAACAAACCTGTATGGATAAATATGGGGCTGAACACATATCACAAACAAAACAATACAAAGATAAATATAGACAAACATGTTTAGATAAATATGGTGTAGAGCATCCTTTACAAGCACAAAAAATTAGAGATAAAATAAAACAAACATGTTTAGATAAATATGGTGTTGAATATCCACAACAATCTGAAAATATTAGAGCAAAGTCTAAACAAACCTGTTTATCCAATTATGGTGTTGAATATCCACAACAATCAGATGAAGTTAGAAAAAAGACTACCCAATCATATTTGCATAAATATGGAGTAGAACACATATCACAATCACATGAATTTAAAGATAAATTTAAACAAACATGTTTAGATAAATATGGTGTTGAAAACCCATCGCAATCAGAAAATATCAAACTAAAAAAAATAGAAACATCAATTTTACATTTTGGTGTGGATTCACCAATGCAATCTGGTGAAGTAGCAGAATATCAATTACAAAAATCATATAAGTTAAAGTCATATACATTTCCTTGCAATAATACTATACAAGTACAAGGTTATGAACCTTTCTTGTTGAATATTCTTGTAAATAAAGGCTATACATTTGAAGATATAGTAACAAAAAGATCTGAAGTACCTGAAATATGGTATTATAAAAATAAAAAACGAAGATACTATTGTGATGTCTATGTGCCAAAAATAAATACAGTATATGAAGTAAAATCAATATATACATATAATGTTGCAAAAGATAAAATTGATTTAACCAAAAAAGCTTGCATGGATACTGGATACAATTTTGAATTACATGTTTTTGATAGTAAAGGTGTCAGACAACTTATTGATTAATTTGTTGTGCTTTCTTTGCCTTTTGATTGAGATAAGCATTATGACTCCATTCTTTAATCTTTTCTGGATGTTCTTCTTTCATTTTTTTCATATATTCTTTTGCCTTCTCTTTCATAACATCCTTATTTTTCTCATAATATTTCTTATGCCTATGATTGTTAGTGTAAGTTTTTAACTTTTCCTCTAATTCTTCAATTGTTTTTTTAAGTGTAGCATTTTCTTCTATAACCTTGTTGTAAATTTCTATATCTATTTTATCAGTCATTATGATACTTTATCATACTATTATATAGTAGAAAACTTTAAATATTTTTATGCCTAAACATAAAAGCGAAGACTATAAATTATTAGCAGTTCAGCATTATTTAGAACATAAAGATAATCAAAATCATACTTGTAATTTATTCAAATGTTCTCCAAGAAGTCTTATGAGATGGGTGAAAAGATATAAATTAGAACATTCAATAAAAAGACATAATAGAAAACCAGTTGCTTACAAAGTAAAGAAGATACATATAAAATATTTATTAGATGAAATCAAAAACAATAAGACTATTACATTACAAGAGTTATTGATAAAATTCAAAGATATAAATATCAGTATAATGCACCTTCATAGAATAATTAAGCAAAACCATATTACTCTTAAGATAAGAAGGTTAAGACATGAACCAATAAAAAGATTTGGTAAGGATATCAATATTCAAAAGCAAATCAAAGACTTCTATTATAATGTTAATCATTATGACATAAATGATATAATTTGTATAGATGAAACAAGCATAAATGCTTTACAATCAAGAAACAAGTGCTATAGTGAAAAGGGTAAAAGATGTATAATAAAAACACATTCACAAGAAGTCTTCAAGAAATATACTGCAATTTTTGCTATTTCAATAAAAGGTGTTATAGGATATACATTATATGAGAAAGGTGGGATAGATAGCATTAGATTGATGGAGTTTTTGGAAACATTTATTACGAATAAATACCAAAATAAGGTTATCATATTAGATAATGCAAGTTCTCATAGAAATGATGGTGTTAAGAAAACAATAATGGAAAGAAATAAACTATTATATTCAGTACCATATCAACACTATACTAATGCTATAGAAATGTTCTTTAGTATGCTGAAATCAAGATTACAAAAGAAGACAGGTTTGATTTATAATGAACTGAATGAAAATATAAAAGAAATAATAAAGACTATACCAAAGTCGTATTATAAAAATATACTAAAAGGGACATATAATAGAATAGATTATATGAAGAAAAACATAATAAGAAAATACAAGATTTATAAGGACTAATAGTCGGTGTTTTAAATGTTAAAAGGTGTAATAACATATTTTATTATTTTTATAGAGTTTTTCAAATAAGTCTTGGATGTTCATACATTACTTATTCTTGATTTTCTTATAACAAAATATATCAGGGTTGTTTGCACTTTTAACCAGGTTATCTGTATGCAAATTGGCACAGATACCTTCTTTAATATATTTTGAGTTTGACATCTGTTTCATCAGTTCAGAGATGTCTGGTGATAATTTGCTTTGAGGCAGCGCATCTATTTGCCCATTATCTTTGATCAAATATTCATAGGCTTGATTTACAATTCTATCATCTATTCCAAGAATGTGTTTATATACTACTTTCACAAGGTTGTCATTTATCTCTAATGTTGTATATCCATATGAATTATTATAAAAACCTTCTATATAATATGATGAGTCTGGGGTAATATTGTAAACATACTGTATTCTATTATTTATAATATATGCTTTCAAATCATCTGGTTCAGCACCTCCAGTTCCAACAACAATCTGTGTTATGTATTTATTTCCATGTCTGATGGACATGATCTGAAAGTTGTGTGTATCTGTACATAGATATATTGGTATAGGATTTAATGATATAAATACATCCAGAATATGCTTCATGATACTCATATTATTTGATAAACTGGTGTATTCTACTATCTTATCTTTCTTTACTTTATGAAATTTACTTGTTATAGGAACGTGTCCAGTTATGAATAGATGATTTGGAACTGGATATTTTCTAACAATGTTTGGAATATGATTTATATATTTGATTACATCTATTTGTTTATGAGTATCTGTAAAGATATTTGTGTTCAAAAAGATATGTAGTATTTTGTTTACTTCGTCATACCATTCACCTGGTTGGCTCTCAGCCTCATATAATTTTAATCTTGATTCTTCCTGAATTGTCAAATCTTGGGTGTATAAATATTCAAGAGTTGGAAGAAGACTTTCATCGTGAATATGTTTAATATAATATTTTTCTGTTTTAAGCATGCAATCTTTTTGTAATTCGTTGACTTCATCTACATTATCATTGGTCGCTTCATCATGATTTCCTAATACAATATGAATAGGCTTATTGAGACCATATAATTTTATCAATCCTGAACGGAGGACATTTGTATAATATTGCTTGACTTCATCTTTTTCATTGGAATACCAGTTATCACCTGAAATAATAACATAATCATAATAAGTTTCATAGGATTTGATATAATCAATAATAATATCTCTATAACTGTATGCTTTAGAACAATCTATATTATTCCAACATCCATAGTGTATAAATTTCATTACTCTAATAGAAAAAGAAGATTAATTATATCCCCACAACACGTGAATATGGATTTTGTTGTTGGTTATTTGAAATAATCTGCATTGAAGCTCTGCTATTTTGAGGATTTTGTTGAGAATGTTGTTGGGAGAAATGTCTTTGTTGAGGATTTGATAATGATAGACTTTGTTGATGATTTGGCAATGTTTGACTGTGGCGAGGATTTGGCAATGTTTGACTGTACTGAGGATTTGGCAATAATTGACTGTTCTGAGGATTTGGCAATAATTGACTGTTCTGAGGACGCGGTCTTTGTGCAGAAGCCTGCATTTGTTGTTGTATATGTTGATTTTGATGGTCTATAAGTTTATAAGTAAAACCATATGCATTTGCTAATTTTACTATGGTTGGACTCTTTAAAATGTTTTGTATTGATTGATTTGCACTACCCCAAAAAGACATATGAATGCCTATTTCTCTGTCTTGTATTATTGTAGCAAATAGGGTGTTTATTGTTAGAAAATCTTGAATATTCAATTTAAGTTCATTGAATAATGATAGAGTTTCTTTATCAGAAAGCATATTTTTCATAAGCTTATCACAATCACGTTGTATTTTTTGCAATATATGCTCTGTTAATGGCTGAGTTGAACTGATAGTATTTACAATATTTTCTATTTCAGTTTTATATTTATTCAATGGAATAATGCTATAAAAAATATTCATTCTTCTTGGTAAATGAAGTGCAGGTATACGATAAGAGAATCTATAATAATCAATATTATTTGCAAGAGCAGATAATGTAAATGGCTTTCCACGAAAAATTTCAAACAATGTTGTTGCTGTGTTTTTGTAAGAATTATATTTTTTTTGTATAGATGTTGATAGATTCAGATTATTTGATTGGGTGGGTTGATATACTTCATGATTATTAGGCAATTGTTCAATTGTAGCAGAACCTTTTTGAATTCTTTGGTTTTTGGTAAGAGGTTTTTTAAGAGGTTTTTTAAGAGGTTTTGAAGATACATTCTTTCGTCTTTTTGCATAATTGACATGTTTGTTAGGAAGTTTTGAAGAAAGCCTTTCTATCTCTTCAAGAGGTTTATGAACAGACTTTGGCAAAGTTGTTGTAGGTATTTTATCCTTTATGTTTACAGACTTTGAAATATTACCCTTTTGTTTTTTCTTCTTGTTTTTTACACGCATTCTATATGTTTTGAAGATTTTTCTTCTGCATTCTCAACATCTGTTGTATCAATTTCTACTTCAAGAATGTAATTCTTCAATATTTCATCTATAATACTTTCTGCATTGAAATCATCAGAATTCATGAAAACCTTCAACAATTGTTCCGAAAATCCTGAAATCATTGCAACATTCTCTGAAAGAGCCCTAACAGGAAATGCTTCATCGTGTTCTGTACTCAAATTCCAATAAATAAATTTAGGAGGTATATATACTGTATCTTTGTACTTCATGATGATTTCATCATATAATGTTGTTTCTTTCACACTGATAGAGCGTGATGCAGCATCAAATTGCATATCAGATAAGACAATAAGTTTCTTAGGCATACTTTCTTTTGGAATATTGAACATCTTTGCTGCATTTAGAAGCAAATCAAAAACTGCCATAAAATCTGTATTCATACCAGCAGGTATATTTTGTATACATTGAACTCTTTCATATAGACTATCACCCTTTATTTCACAAATAGTGGGAAAAGCATGAAAAGATATGACCTTATTTGCAAAAGTTCCACTACTGCATTCTGATATGAGAAGCCCCAGTGCAATAGAAACATCAATTGGTTGCACACAGCCTTCCATATTACCAAACCCAAACATAGACCCAGACACATCAACAATAGGTAGCATATCATTCAACAACCCTTGTTGTTTAACATTTTCTACAAGAGCTTTCCATTGCAGTTCAATAGTTTCATCATACTCCCCATTTTTGATGTAATGTTTAACAAGCTCATGAGGTAGAATACCAGTCACTTTGATTTTCTTTTCACCACTCCTCACTTGAGCTAAAAAGGCTTCATAACCTTCTTTGTCATGCTGTATGAAAGCATTTCTCAATCTTTTTGTAGCCACTGCAGGAACGTGGTCATATTTGATTTCTGACCACTTATTATCACTCATGTAAGTTTCTACAATATCAATATGCTTTCTCAGAGGCACCAAGACTTCTTTTCTATACCTGTGCATTACTTTTACATTATCAGGGAAAAGTTCTGATGCAATATCATGAGCTAAGTTGATATTCACGTCATATTTATCTTTCTCAGAAGATGCCCATTTAGCACATAGAGATATATCATTGTAATTTCTTGTTTCAAGATTTTCTTTATCAAGTTGTAATTGTTTAGCAAAACAAGATGTTTCAAAACTGTGTTCTCTTGGCATTTTTAGAGCAATATAAGATACGTCTTTCCAACATCCATATTTAGACACATATTTGTGTAGGTTCTTTTGATATGTATTGTATTTATGCTTCCTGAGCCATATCATAGCTCTATTGCTGATATTTTTTTCCTTTTTCCCATTCTCTCGATCTCTTGCATGAAAGACAATTCCAACAGTCTTTTCAGGGTCTTGATTCCAACAGGTTGACATATATTTGTCAAGAGTCTCATTGCTGATACCTCTCACAAACATCATAAAAAAGTCTACAAATGAATTCCCTGATGTTGGTAAAGCATATGCACCATTTTCAGTTAGAGTCATAGTATTATCATCAGACATGGTGTGTGTTGTATATATAATGTGTATAAGTCTTATACCAAAAACAGTACAATGCACAAAAAATATATAAGAATATGATACATTATATATATGTGGTATTTTGGTCTCTTGTATAAGAGACATCCAGCAATCATCCAAAATCAAATTATCTTAGGTTTTTCGTAGGAGAAACATCCAGCAATCATCCAAAATCAAATTATCTTAGGTTTTTCGTAGGAGAAACATCCAGCAATCATCCAAACAAATTAAATTATCTTAGGTTTTTCGTAGGAGAAACATCCAGCAATCATCCAAAATCAAATTATCTTAGGTTTTTCGTAGGAGAAACATCCAGCAATCATCCAAACAAATTAAATTATCTTAGGTTTTTCGTAGGAGAAACATCCAGCAATCATCCAAAATCAAATTATCTTAGGTTTTTCGTAGGAGAAACATCCAGCAATCATCCAAAATCAAATTATCTTAGGTTTTTCGTATGAGAGACATCCAGCAATCATCCAAACAAATTAAATTATCTTAGGTTTTTCGTAGGAGAAACATCCAGCAATCATCCAAAATCAAATTATCTTAGGTTTTTCGTAGGAGAAACATCCAGCAATCATCCAAAAT